ATTATGTCTACTGACACACCTATATACCTTTTACCAGGTACGTACACTCTTCTATATAGTTGGTCCAATGATACACTATCTCAGTTGATGCTTGTAAGAGGTACCGGTGAAGGTGTTCAATATGTTCCTTATGCGTGCACTACTTTAATTTCTGATGCTGAAGGATGGGTTAGTACTGAAGCAGTGCAGTACCCAGTGTGTCATATTGGACTTGACATTATAAGTAACGGTGACAATCTGAAAAACTTATTATATGTAGAATATGATAAGCACTTACATACTACACCTTATAATTCAAAAACTGTACCAACTTCCGCAGACGAGTGTCAACAAAAATTTGCTGAAGTTTCTGTTGACACTAATGATGAATGTAATCTAGTACTTAATCACTCAACAACTCAAGTAGGTAACGCAGGAAGTGGTAATTATCTAAAGTTTGGAGCTAATTATGTTACAGCGTTCGGACATTTTAACATACATAGTACACCTACAGCTAAAAAACACGCTGCTAACAAAGATTACGTTGACACGGCAATAAGTGCTGCATTATCTCCTAACAACATAAAAGTATTTAAAGATACAGATACAATACCTGAACAGCCAGAAGGTACAATTATATTTGTATATTCAGAATAAGAGGTGAGCACATATGGCTATGCCAGATTTAGGCGAATGGGAATTTGAAACTGTAGGAATAGTTGGACAATCAGGTACATATGCTGTGATTACTCGCTATAACGGTCCTTATATAAGCACTTGGGAAGGAAATGTGCCAGAAGAGATGGTACAAGTACCTTCAACTGTACAAGCTCTACACTCAGAGACTAGTTCATATGTGAGTGTGCCTGTACACGCCGTCATTGGTAAAACAGATTATGATGGTAACGTTACTCAAGGAGCTTTTGAAGGAAATACTACAACAACGCAAGTTACCCTTCCTCCTAATTGTTGCACACTAGGTGACCGTGCTTTTATGGGCTGCAACAATCTTGAATACATATGGACCAGTGGTAACTGTGTAAATCAAATTGGGGTGTCTACATTTCAAAACTGTAGTAAGCTTGATTTTGAATTCAATGAATATAGATGGCTCAACTTACAAGACCAAGAATATGTCCCTCAAAGCGCTTTTCGTGGTTGCAACCTTAACAGACGGGAAATTGAAAATATCTTGTATGGTACAACTATTATAGCTGATTATGCCTTCTATGATAATCAGTATACAGGAGTGTTACATATATCGCTACCATCTACTATAAAATATATAGGTGACAATGCATTTGAACGAACTATATCTATTGGTGACCCCATAGTTTATATCGATAGATTAGTACTTGCAGGAACTATTACTAATATAACTCCTTATGCATTTGCTGGAGTGGTGGTGGACACTTTCACATTTACGTCCGACACTAAATACGTAACTTCACGTTGTTTTGGTAGAATACCTGCTAGCAATGTTATAATTCCAGATAATGTTGTTGAATTAAGTTCGTATTGTTTTAGCGGAGGTGTTTTTACTACAGTTACACTATCTAATAAGTTGACAACAATCCCTCAATATTGTTTTGAAAACTGTTCAAACTTACACACAATTTATATGAGTAGTAACACAGTGAATATTGGATACTCTGCGTTCACTAACTGTTATAGTCTCACTACCGTTTACTACCCCATCATATCAAGTCTTTACTACTATAAATTAAAAAGTGGACAAATTGATGTCGCAGAAAACAACTACTACTTCAGTGATGCTTTAAAATTTAAAGTTGATATGAAAATAAAAATTGGTAACCAGTTTAAAAACATAGTTGATTGTTATATGGTAGGACCAAGTAACTCTCGACTAACTATCACTGATTTACCTAACAATAAATAGAGGAGGAATCAATATGTCATTTAAACTAGCATTAAATGCAGGTCACGGAATGAGTACAGCAGGTAAACGCTGTATGAAAGCACTTGACCCCAATGAAACACGAGAGAATTATCTAAACAGACGTATTTGTGATAAGATTGAAAATCTACTTAAAAACTATAATGGTGTAGAAGTCTTACGTATTGATGACCCTACAGGCAAAACAGACATAGCTTTAAAAACACGTACAGATAAAGCAAACAAGTGGAAAGCGGATTTTTATCTTGCTATACACGCTAACGCAGGTATAAATGGAGGAACAGGCGGAGGCATTTCCGCATTTGTATATACCTCAGTAAATAACGAAACTTTAGCTTGGCAAAAAGAACTTTATAATGAACTTATATCATTAACAGGTCTAAAAGGTAATCGTGCAACACCTCTTGCTAAAGCAAATTTGCACGAAGTAAGAGAAACAAATATGCCCGCGGTATTACTTGAATTAGGGTTTATGGATAGTAAAACTGATGTGCCTATCATACTTACTGATAAGTTTGCTACTCAATGTGCTCAAGCTTGTGTAAATGTTATTGTTAAAAGAGCAAAGTTATCAAAGAAACAAACTCAAACAACTACTACAACAGGTAAAACATATAAAGTAGTTACAAGTATAAACAGATATCCTACAGCAGCAGACGCAAAAGCACAAACTAATGCAAAAACAGATAAGTTACTGGCTGGAACTTACTACATCTATAATAAGTATCCAAATGGTGTTAACGGTATGTATAATATCAGTGTTGACAGTACTGGAGCATCAGCAGGCAGTTGGATAAATCCGTCTGAAAACGTTGCACCTAAACAAGAGGAAAGTGTGCAAAAACTATACAGAGTGAGAAAAACTTGGGCTGACAGTAAGTCTCAAGTAGGAGCTTTCAGTTCTTTACTTAATGCTAAAGACGCTTGTCAAAAAGCTGGTAGTGGTTATAAAGTATTTGATTGGAATGGTAAAGAGGTTTACGCTTACACAGCACCGAAAGTTGAACCAACTCCTGCACCGAAACCTGTTACACCTACTGATGATAAGAAAGAAACTACAACAACTGTTACAGCTGTTTATGATTTAAACTTCCCGATTACTAAGAAGATAGTTGATAAAGGAAGAGACAGCTCCGACACTGAGGTTGTACAAGCAATAAAATATATTCTTAGCAATAATAGTTCTTTTGATATTGAAATTGCAAAAGCTTTCTATAAACTTGCTCCTAGATATGGTATTGACCCCACTTGGGCGATTTCGCAATCAATACTGGAAACAGGTTGGTTTAAGTATCAAGGCTCAGCAGTTAAACCAGAACATCATAACTACTGTGGTCTTGGTGTAACATCAACAGGCATAGAAGGAGGTAAGTTTAACACTATCGAAGAAGGTGTTACTGCTCAGTTACAACATTTGTTTGCTTATGGATGTAAAGATACTTTACCCAATAACGAAACAGTGTTAGACCCACGTTTTAAATATGTTACAAGAGGTATTGCTCCTTATTGGGAACAGTTAGCGGGTAGATGGGCAGTGCCTGGGTATGATAAAGCATCATATTCAACGCCAGAAGCTGCAATGAAAGCCGAAAATACTTATGGACAAAAGATACGTAAGATTGCAAACGGCTTACTAGCAACAACTGTATCCGATGCTGACATTGAAAAGTATTTCGGTAAAGATGAACCACAAGTTGAGCCTGATGACGGACTTGATACTGATAAGATAAATGTAGTTATGGCGTTACTTGAAAAGGTTCTTAGATTCTTTATAAAACTATTTGGTATTGATAAGGAGAGCGATAAGAATGTCTAAAAGCCCTAAACCGAAGAAAAAAGTTTCAAACATAATGCTTGTTTTGATATGTGTAATGATAATACTTTACACAGCATCCAACTTTGTACTTCAATATTTTACAAGTGTTGAAGTAAGCCCTACTTTAACTAATGCGTGGTTTGCTTTCTGGGGTACAGAGATAGTTGCCCTAACAGCTATAAAAACTGTTAAAGTGATAAAAGATAAGAACGAACAACAAAATAATGACGTTACAGAAGAGAGTACAACGGAGGAATAATCAATGGACTGGATGAACATTTTATCTGAATTATTTGAAATAGTAGTATTTCCTTTACTGGGAGTAGGAACTCTTTACTTAGTGTTTCTAATCAAAGCTAAAATATCAGAATTAAAACTCAAACACGAAAGTGAATTAGCTAAGAAATACTTTGATATGCTCGATAAGACGATATGTGATGCTGTTATAGCAACAAATCAAACTTATGTTGAAGCATTGAAGAAGGAAGGCAAATTTGACGCTGAAGCACAGAAGAAAGCCTTCAAACAAACTTATGATACTGTTATGAAGTTATTAACTGCAGATGCAAAAGAATACTTACAAACAGCAGTTGCTGATTTAACTGTTTATATCAATACTCGTATTGAATCTGAAGTTAACTTAAATAAGTAATTAAAAGACACTTTGAGTTATAATTGGCTCAAAGTGTCTTTTTGTATTGTATTATATTATAAATAACTTTAAGTAGGAGTTCAAGTAGATGATATCTAATGACTTCAAAGAATTAGAAAATTTATCTGAAAAAGAACGAGAGCTCGCTCTAAAGATATTACAACAAATGTCTTCAGAGGGCTCTTCAAGTTTATATAATGATTTAATATATGCTGACTATGATGAGATTCCTGTTGACATACATACATTTCTTACAGACGCAAGATATCTAGGTAAAGGCCTCATCAATGACGAAGGCAAGTTCACCGTATTCCCTTACTGGGTAGAAACTTTGAAAAAAGTATTTCCGGACCCGTTGGAGCCAGCTGCTTACAACACTTTAGCGCTCTCAGGTGCTATCGGTCTTGGTAAGTCCTTCGTAGCTGTATTATGCGGTTTGTATGAATTGTATCGTATGATATGTTTAAAAGACCCTTACTTACATTATGGATTACAGCCTATTGATAAGATTACTTTTGCATTTATGAACATTACACTAGACGCGTCAAAAGGCGTTGCGTGGGACAAATGTCAACAGTTGTTGCAATCATCCCCTTGGTTTATGGAACACGGAACAACTTCAGGTACTACAAACGTAACTTGGAATCCGCCCAAAGGTATTGAATTGATAGCAGGTTCTTTATCAAGACATATAATTGGTCGTGCTGTTTACTGGGCATTCTTTGATGAAATTTCGTTTCAGCCTAATCAAGATGTTGCTAAACAAAAAGAGAAAGCAAAGACACTTGTCAACACAGCTGCTGTTCGTATGCAATCTCGTTTTATGAAAGGCGAGAAGAATCCTACATTACTGGTGTTAGCGTCTTCAAAACGAACAGACCAATCATTTATGGAAACTTTCATTGAAGGCAAGAAAAAACAAGAAAGTAAAACAACTCTTGTTATCGATGAACCGCAATGGATAATCCGTACGGATAAAGATAGCCCTAATAAGTTTAAAGTTGCAGTTGGTAATAAATTCTTGAGTTCTGAAGTTGTACCACTTAACTATACTGAGACCGATTTAAAATTGTATCGTGACAGAGGATATACATTACTTGATGTTCCTATGGGATACTATCAAAACTTCTTAGACGATATTGAAACAGCTCTGACAGACATTGCGGGATTCTCATTATCTAATTCAAATAGATATATATCTGGACCCCGTTTAGCAGTTGTTAAACGTGATAATATGCGTAACGGATTTAAACGTGATGTCATTGAAGTAGGTAATAGTAATCAGGATAAAGCACAGTATGCAGACTTCTTTGATATACAAGCTATTGACCCGAAAATAAAACATATGCCCCTGTATATACATATGGATATGTCAGTGTCCGGAGACAAGACAGGTATTGCAGGTGTGTTCGTAGCCGGTAAGAAGCCTCCAACAGAAGGTCAACCACCGTCACGAGATTTATTTTTCCAGTTAGGATTTTCTGTATCAGTTAAAGCTCCAAAAGGCTATCAAATATCTTTTGAAAAGAATAGACAATTCATATACTGGCTTAAAGAGCAAGGCTTTAACATAAAAGGTATATCAACTGATACCTTCCAGTCCGTTGACACTGGGCAGCAACTAGCCGCTAAAGGTTTTAACTATTGTGTAATATCAGCTGATAGAGTGGATATAGACCATATATGTAAACCTTATCAATATCTAAGAACTACTATATATGAAGAACGCATACTTATGTACGATTCTGAATTATTAACAGAAGAGCTCATAGGTCTTGAAAGAGATAATAACAGCGGTAAAATTGACCACAGTGCAGCAGGTATAAACTCAAAAGACGCAGCCGATGCTCTTTGCGGTGCTGTTTATAACGCTTCTCAGAATGCAGAACAATTTGCATTTGATTATGGTGAAGATATAGAGTCAACACTTGAAGTAAGTTCATCTGTTGAAACTAAAACTTTACAACAAATTACAGTTGACTTTGAAAATGAACTAAAAGGAGTATTTAACGGACTTCCTACAAATACCTCTAATACAAGTTCTCCAAGTGAACAAGCTAAACAACTTGATTTTGGATTTGGACCTGCCATTCCGCTTAATAGCGAATATATTTCTCAAGGCATAATGGTATGGTAAGAATTGTATAATATATTATGAATAATGGAGTGATAGAATGCCAGATATTATAGATGATACTGTTGTTGTTAATGACGACGAGTTGTATAACAAACCTATAAAACCTGTCGTTGCCCCTGAGCGAAAACGCGACGTAGATTTAAACAACACATTATATAATAATATTATTCAAGCAGGACTATCATCACAGCTTGATATCCAGTCCCTTAACGGTTTAAATCAGAAAGCGGAAAATCGTAATCAGATGTATAATGTCTTTGACACAATGTGTGAAGATGGGACTATAAGTGCAGTTGTGGAAACCTATGCTGAAGATGCTACTGAACGTAATGATTCAGGAAATATTGTATGGGTTGAATCAGCAGATAATGATATCGGTCAAATGGTGGAGTTCTTACTTGACTCCTTAAATGTTAATAAAAACATTTACAAGTGGTGTTATAGTTTATGCAAATATGGTGATTTATATCTAAGACTCTATAGAGATTCTGAATATAATGATGCTATCCTGTTTGATAATAACAAAGATAAAAAACAAACATTAAATGAAAATGCTCAAGAAAAACTTGATGAAGACATAAAACTCAAAGCATATAAAAAGAACGATAGATATGTTCATTATATGGAGATGGTTGCAAATCCTGCAACAATGTTTGAGTTAACACGTTTTGGTAAAACAATCGGTTACGTTGAAGCACCTGTAACCAATACTGTTATGCGAAACGATAACACAACATTCAATACGTGGAATTATTCATATAAGTTTAAAAAACAAGATATAAATGTTTATCCACCAACAGAATTTGTTCACGCGTCCCTTGAAGACAATGCATCACGTGAAGAAGAGACTATAAACATTTTCTTGACCGATAAGGATTTTAATGACGACGATAACGCATTAACATATAAAGTTAAAAAGGGTCAATCGTTATTATCAAACATATATAGTGTATGGCGACAACTACAATTACTTGAAAATTCAGTATTACTTAACCGTATTACCAAATCGTCAATTGTTAGACTTATAAATGTTGAAGTTGGTGATATGCCAAAAGAAAATGTTACTAAAACATTACTCGGCATAAAACAAATGGTAGAGCAGAAGAGCGCTATCAACACAGGTAATGGTATGACAGAATATACTAATCCAGGACCCGTAGAAAATAACGTCTATGTCCCAACACACGGCGGTGTGGGTTCTATATCTACAACTCAAATCGGCGGTGACGTTGATGTTAAGTCATTAGCGGATTTGGATTACTATATGAATAAACTATATGGACAGTTAAGAGTTCCTAAACAATATTTTTCACAGACGGACGACTCAACTGGCTTTAATGGTGGAAGCTCTTTATCAATCATTTCTAGCCGATATGCTAAGATGATAAAAAGAATACAGAATGCTTTAATTCAAGCTATTACAGATGCCGTTAACTTAATGCTTCTTGATAAAGGACTTGATAGTTATGTTAATGAATTTGTTATACATATGTTACCTCCTACTACTCAAGAAGAAATCGATAGACGTGACAATCTAAGTAGTAAAGTTCAGTTAACCACAGACATTATGAATATGTTAGCTGAGATTGAAGACCCTGTAGCTAAACTAAAAATACTTAAGTCATTACTTGCAAATGTTATTGATGATAACGATATAATTCAAGTATTACAGGACCAGATTGAAAAACTTGAAGAAGAAACACCTTTTGAAGAGGAGGACCCACCTGTGGATGAAACTGCTGATTTAGGTGCTCCTATGAACTTCAACGATTCATTTGGTGGTGATTTAGGCGGAGGGCCTACGGGCGAGGACATATCTTCCGAAAGTGATGATACTGCTACTGACACAAGCGGAGGAGCTGTATTACCGTCACCGGATGATTTAGGAATTGACTTAACGGATAGTGATAATGAATAAACTTGTTGGTTATACCAAAAGGAGATAACAAAAGATGATTACAAAGAATGACTGTTTAATGTTACTTGCTGAATTATCAGATTCAGGAGTTGACACTAAAGATGCAGTAAATAAAGTTGTTAAAAACACCTCTATTGATTTAGAGGTGTTGAAATTCATAAATAGCTATAAAACATTTGATGTGTTGAACTTCTATGATAAACTTAGAATTAACTATAATAATAAGAGGTCAAAACTTTACAAATGTATTGTACAAGTTGATGAAAAAGAACCTAGAGATATAGTTGTAACTTTAGCAAGTTTACTAACACAGATATTGTTACATAGTAACACAGTTGAAGATAAAGAATTGTTTTTAAAACATTCAAGGGCTGAAGAAATTAGCAGAGTATTGAATAACTATTTTAAGACATATGATTTGACATTATGTATAACATTACTAAAGTTAATCAAGGCAGATTTAAAAGCATTAGAAAGTCTAAATAAAGTAATATAAGTAATATACATATATAAGTAAATTACTTTATTTACTTAACTTACTTAATTTACATATATTATTATATTTATAATTTTTAGTGTTCCAACTAACTTCAGAAATTTTTTATCTAAATTAAATTGTATTATATTTTGATTACAGTTAATATG